CACCCCCGTCTCAGACAACCATTCGGTCATCAGGATAGCAGGCAGGCAGCACCTGGGCCCGTCTCGAGCTACACCAGGTTTCGAAGTCGAGTTGGTCGTCGATGGAAATACCAAACGCAGCTGTAAAAGACTCCCTAGCGGTGTCCGTTACGGGTTTGGGGCCGGCCACGGCCCGTTCCAACCTCGATCTCCTTGACAACTCAGACTGTAGTGGGGGGGCACCACAACTAGCACGCATCAGGTATTGAGCCCAAGCCTGCATCATAGGGACGCCATCACCACACGCCAATTCCGAGTAGCCCATCGCCGCCACTAGTCCGTACCACGCCCTACCCTCATAGCGCTTTACTGAAACACAGGATCTGCTTATGGCACGTCTTGGTTCACGCACCATTCGCCAGGTACCCGGTCTAATCTCCACGGGACGACATTGGCAGAAGTCAATTTCAGAAAACTTACTCGTGATTCCCACCTTTGTCTTAAACCCGTACTTCTTCCAGTTATGAGCAGATAAGTCAACCTTAAATAGGTCCTCACATTCCAACACAACAACGCCATCATCACCGTTCAGCAGAACATGGTGGTTCACATCTCTGAACGTATCCGATACGATGCTGTAGTTGATCTCTGTGTCCCCACAAGAAGTGTTATACTCCCCACTCATTTTCCGCGCCTTGCATACATACCGAATCCCACCCTTGGTATAACCCCGGTTGAACAACTGGGCGTCGAAGAGTTCCTCCAATACCTGTACGGAGTCACCGTACCTGAACAGGTCGCCACACTGGGCACACCCACAGGCATTACCGGCAACCCTGGTGTTAAACAGGAGTTCAGAGCATATCCACGGCGTCGTCACACACGAGTCAAACTTAGAGTGGTCGAGGAGGACAAACACGGGGTCTTGAAACCGATCTGCCATGGCCCTCAATGTTGATGCAATCTCAAAAGAGTTCATGTTTTTCGCAAATGGCCGCAAGCCCCGCACCTCCAACTTCCACAGCTGCTCTTCGATAGGTAGCAGATACTGTGAAAGCTTCGCGCAGTAAGCATAAGAACGGAACTGGATCAGTCTTGGAGGCTTGCGGTCACCCTCCATTGCATCGAGGGGCCACTTTTCCACCTTCACAAAAGCACTAATCCGATCCCACGTAGGTCTAGGTCCGAACTGGTCAAGACTAGAAAATGCCTCAGCGTAACGTTTGCGTGCCGCGGGACTACCTTTATGTGCAACCACCTCTTCTGGGGTCGCCACTCTAACGGGTCCCAACAGCCGGGCCAACTGTGCCAATATTCGGTTACACCTCTTCCATTCAACCATCTCCGGCTCCCCCTCATTGAGGAGGTGACGCCTTTGAAGTGCGACGAGCTCGTTCCTCCAACACGCCTGAAACGTCGATTGCTCCTGCACCCAGTCAAACGGTGGGTATCCCACGAGTTGGTACATGAAGGTCTTATGGCTACAAGGGCCACCTTCCACCCGTACGATCTTGGCATCTACTAGCTTGACCCGGGGCATGTCGCCATGACACACCCCGGGGACCGCCACCCGACCAGACCATCAAGGTTCTGACTTAGTCAACCCAGGCAGGAGTCTCCGTCGCCGGAAGAAACCCGCTTTCCCAAGGTCCCCCCTGCGAGCGGCTGCCATCGTATGAATTTGATGGTTCGTCACCACCGCCTTCATCCTCTGGCGCCATTGCTCGTCATAGAAGTCGGGCTCCATGGCGGCGGTCACCGAAGATTGCGCCATCATGTAGTGCTCCCTACTCCCCAGGGTGGATCGATGTTCCTTGAGCCAGGCCGCAGCGTACTTCATCATCTCCCCTCTGGTCTGTCCCTTCATCTCGTGCCCTGCAAACTTCAGCTTGATGTAGTACATCAGGTCGGGGCAGACAACGTGAAGATTGCCCTGAAGCTTTCTACGCGTCGTCCATCCGAACAGACCCTCGCACACTCCAAACATCGGTACCTCGACTCCGGTGGTGTAAGCACCCCCTACCTTCTGGTAAGCGTACTCACGCCCCTCTTTGTCGATGGCCAGGTGCCACGGAAGGACGGGTTGCCCGTTGCTATCCAGCTCGGGGCTGACGGGCGCCGTTTCCGGCGTCTTCGCCTCCTTCTCCACCTCCTTAAAGAAATCCGACACCGCATCCGCTGTCAAGAGGGGCTGCTCCACCTCTTCCACTCCTTCCGGCAGTGGGACCAGCGGGTGCTCAGCCGACGCATCAGTAGCCGTCATCGGCTCAGGTGGGAGAGGGATAACGCCCGATACGGTCTCTCGGTCCTCCTGGTTAACCCAAGGAATTGTCCCGGAAACCGTCGTCGCATCCTCTCCATCATCCGAGCTGTCATCAGACCCATCATCGCCAGTCTGAGTCGAGGCATCAGAAAAATCCTTGACCAAAGGTGTCGATCGCTCGACCCACGCCAGTATGGTACGGCGCTTCCTCAGTCTCCTCTTCTTAGCCGCCGACAGTGTTGACTCCGCAATGCTCCCAGCATACGAAGGCGGTGGTTCGGGAATGTTCACCTCCGGTTGAGGGACAGGGGCCTGATCAACCACCCTGGTCGACACATGAGCCTCGTCCACCACCTTCGGTACGGTCTGCGCTACCGTGCTGGGTACTTTCTTACCCGGGCCAGTTGGAGGTGCCCAGATAACGCCGTAGTCTCCCCCACACCCCCTCGCAAAACACTGGCCAATGCCTGGCTGCTTGCGAGTTGGGAAAGACAACTTGCCCCACCCTTTTGATCCGCAGATAGGACACACTTTCGGCACCTTCGCCTTTTCCGTCGGATACAGGGCCTGATTGGCGACCCTTGGACCCAGCCCACCAGCTCCAGCTATGCGGGACAGATCTTCCAGGGGGACATCCATACCGGCAGTGAAACCCTCCCTCGGGCGAGTCTTCAGCACAGGTTGGGTCCCATCGGTAGGTACATCGGCTGCAGAAATAACACGTCCATGTTTCACGGTCATCCATCCATCGTTGGGCTGCTTCTTCGCTGATCCAGTAGGTTTTGCCTTGGCAACTACAGATTTCGCGGGAACAGCCACCTTCGACGCGGATGCCGATCCACCCTGCGGGGTCCGGGAGGCGACAGGTGTGGCAACCTTGCGGTCCCACTTGGCATGCCAAGCTTTCACTTGCTCTGGGGTAGGCTTGGCTAGGCGGGCCGCCTTTTCTTGCCGTTCCAACTCCTTGAGCCGCTTCCACTCGGCCTCCGGTACCCAGACTTTCCCTTTTTTGCCAGTTTGGGGCGGGTTAACCCAGCGCTTCTTCTGCCCCGACGAAGTGTGGGTAACTTCGAGTCGCTGCATACTCTCCGGCGCTACCGGCGCAACAGGGGGAGACTTGTTCAGTCTAACGGTCTCCTGCTCAATCTGCTCCTTGGTCTTGCCTTTCGTCCACTTCCTACTCGGCTTGATCAAGAATTTGCCTCGGGGATCATCAGCTTGCGCTTGAAGTTTCGCCGTCAGCCTTCGTGCCGCTCGCCTGGCCTTCGCATTTGGTTTAGCCGCGGGCACGGGCTTGGGAGCATCTTGAGCTACCCTACTCTCAAGCCCAGGATCACCAGGAAGCAACGCATCACCATCCGAGTCGTAACAAACCCGAAGGTCCACCGGCTCGTCAGTGATGGTCGCCTCACCACTAGCAATCGCATCAATACTCCGCTTTTCAGCGGCTTGGGCCACATCACTCCCATGGGATGACATGACTCAGAGCTGATATTTGTCCGACTTACGTCTTAT